GTGAACGACTTACCTAAAAAAACCCCCATTGAGCGTGACCCTTTCGCGCTATTGCATGGCTGGCAAGCACTCACACAGTTCTCAGGATTGAACGCTTGGTCAGGTGCATCCTTAATACTCAGCACATGATCCACAGTCGTTGCATCTTTCGAGCAATACCTACAAATGTAGTTATCCCTAGCCAAGATCGTAAGCCGAAAGGCTCTCCATCTTCTGCTATCTCTAGGGTCATTAACCCTTCTTTGATTCAATGCCATTAGATCTCATCATAACAGTTACCACATAACCACCAAGCATAAACTTCATGCAGCTCAGACTCAGGTGTCTCAGTCTCACACCTACTGCATTGAACAGTAGCTTCTAAGTCTAATGCCATCCCTTATCCTTCCAATGCTGTAGTGCTTTACAAGTATCCGCATCATAGCGGTGCGCTATGTAATCTAAGCCCCATTGCACTTGCTTATAACCATCTACTTTAGACAGATAAATAGATCGTCCTTGTGGTATTCCATAATGTGATCCATTACGCGCTTTAGGATTCCAAGCACTCTCTTTACCATAGAGCTTTGCTAAGCACTTGTATTGCTCTAAGTCATAACCTAATTGATGTAATGCAAATTGTTTATAGCTTACAAATTGCATTGGTTTAGATCCCCCTGCTTCAGGCATGAAGCAAAAAGCTATCCCAATAGCTACAAGCACCCCGCGAGCGATCCGCTTAGGCGGCTCGCGGTGAGCCTTTGAGAGGCTCTGCTGAGTTAGCGTACCATCGGTGTCAAATCCATTAGCAAAAGTGCTGGTCAGAGCGGTGTGTCGTTTCATAATGTCTCCCTACTGTTACCCTGTGGATAACTTCTGTGGATAACTATTTATCCGTACTGTAGAAGCCCTTGCCCTTAAAGTGTGCAGGTGCAGCTGCTATAACCTTGACCATAGGCTCATTGCAATAGGTGCATGGAATCACTGGTCTATCGTGCCATCCATGAGTGATCTCCGAACTGAGATTGCACTGGTTGCATCGGTAGTCATAGGCTGGCATGTTAAGCACCTCTGTATCATGTAAGACCCACAGCTTGTGCAGCGGTCAATGTCTGCCTCTGTGGGTTCGCTGGATAGATGACCATACTTTAATTGGAGTAGCGGTAAGAGATCCTCTAAGCGGATGATGGCGGCATACTCACGCGCATCTTCACCCTGTCCGTTTAGTCGTATCACTCCAAAGCCCAATTCCCCCGAAAGAGCTGTGCGAGCTTTTAATTGCTTTATGTAAGCCAATGGTTGAAAGCCTGATCGTGCCTTGACTTCAACATCAAAGGGAACATTGACAATGTCCTTACCGCTACCCCTTCCGACAGTTGCACCACTCCACACAGTCGATAGGTACTGTGCGACTACGCGCTCTGTGCGGAAGCCTCTATGTTTTCTTGCTTGACTAGCCATTTACCGCATGGCACTTCTTGCATTGCCATGTTCCTGCCGTTAAGACTCCATCTGCAATGATTGCTGGAATGATGATGTCATGAGCCAGTGTAGGCTCGTTGCACAGCTGACAGTTAATAGTGGTGATCATTGGAACATCCTCTAGGTTTGTCCACTCACCATCTTTGTCAATGTTATAGATCTCTACATAACCCATGTTAAGCCCATGCCTTCTGTGGCTCGAACTTGCCACTGGATGAAAGTGAATACCAGACTGTAGGGCATTTAGGCTCGCCCCCTTGATGATTGACTACAGAGCAGAAGTAACCGCCCCAAGCCTTGTTATTCTTTGTGCCTTCGCGCCACGCCATGTGTCCATGCTTGCATGATGGTGCTTCTTGTGCTTCGCCTGTACCCATTACAGCTGCGATGTTCTCCATTGCCTTTTCTAATGTGACTGGAGCATCGACTACTTTATTGTATTGACCCACTGGAGTTGTCCAGTAATCCTGATCATCTGCCTTGACTTCTGCCACCGGTGGCTTAACTGGCTTAGAAGCTACGACCTTGCTCATTTCCTCGCGGCTTGGTCTTTTTCCTTTAGAAGCATAACCTGCATTTGCAAGTGCTCTGCCGATTGCCGAAGTCTCGCAATTCTCCAGAGCTGAAGTCGCATTAACGCCTCGGTCAGTAATTTTCTCCTCAGCGTACCCTGTCGCCCATGCAACACTATCGGTAGAACTTTTGTAAAGATAAGCTTTAACAATGTATCGATCCTTCTCGACCACTTCCAGCTCTGTTGAAATGCGGAAATCTGCATAGTCCTTAATAAACTTTTCAAGTCTCACCTCTACTGTCTCGTAATCGGCTAGGTTAAACATAAAGCTCGTTCTCCTCTGTGGCTAGTTGTCCAGCGAGTGCGCCATAGCTGCATAGATCGACCCAGTTGTCGATGTGCTGGGCTGATTGATTAGTCCTTGCAAGCTTGACAAGTACCATGATTCCTGCGACTTGATAGTCATGGATCGGTGTCTGTAGGTATGCACTGAGCAGCATTGCGGTGTGTTGCAGGTTATCTGAAGGGTGACCATACGATAAACCACGCTCGCGGATAGTGTCTGTGGCGGATAAGAGGATTTCATTGGCTCTCATTCCTGCCCCTTGTAACTGCGACCTCGATGGTATCCATCGCGTACGCCCTTTTTATAAGCCGTCTTTTGCACATCTATGATAACTATAATAAAGCCTATAATCATTCCAAAGATGCAGATCAGAAGCAGCTTGTCTGTGTTCGCCATTATGCGCTCACCGCCACATAGTTATAACTGCGAACCCAGTTCTGGGCTTCTGCCAATGTAGTGTGATACATCTTGGTGTTCTCTACTGCTACCTCAAAGCCATGCTTGGCTGATAGTTCTGCATCGATCTCAGCTGAGAACCATGTGCGATTACCACAATTGCTGATCATGTAGGCATTGTCAGATGTCTTGTAAGACCATCCGTTAATCCTATTGAACTTGATCATTGTCTTTCCTATCTGTGCCAATGCCCTTGATTGGCTACAGACTTAGTGTGACATAAGTGTCAGACGAATCAAGCACATTCTGATAACGAAATGATAACGATTATCTGGCTCGTCCGTACGACTTTCCAGCCACGATGAATGTTCCATCCTTCTCAATGTTGATGAGATCCACCTGAACCTTGTTCTTGTTCACATAGATAATGGCAAAGGCTTGCTGCCAATTGGCTACGCCTTTAGTGTAAGCAGCTTGCTTAAAGTCCATGAGATTGCCTACCTCAACACCATGCAGGACACGCCCTATGCGACCCCCAGAAGCCTCTGAGAAGGCTGAACGCCCTGCTCTGTGAGTATGTCCTGAGATGACATTCTTTCCATGCCTACGAGCCGCCTCTAGGGCTGATAAGCCCCCCTGTGGCTTTATTGGTGTGTGATCTCCATGCACTGCAATCCAGTTAGGTGCAATAGGCATTGGGTTCTTGTGGAAGGTGATACCTAGTTCATCGAACTTCATGAACTTCTCAAAGCGTAGCTCTGGCAATGCACCAAAGGCAGGAACTTTAGCCATAATTATGTTATACAGACGATCTGTGTGATTGCTACGGATGCAGTCTGTAACGCCTAGATCCCAGAGCAGCTGAACAGCCTCATTGCGGTCATCATCTAGGGTCTGGGCATAACTGCCCATGCGCCCTTCTTCCCACTTGCTTATCTGTGGAAGATCAATCTCATCACCAATGGTGACAACCTGATCTGGCTTAAACTTCTTGATAAATGAAGCAAGGTTACGAGTTGCAACCCTGTCATGGTATGGAACTTGTAAGTCCGAAACTACGACAATTCGCTTAATCGTCATCCTCATCGTCCTCGTAATCGCCCAGCTTCTCTGGTTCGATTGGGTCTGGCAAGATCCAGCGAGGGTAAGAGGGAACATCTGTGATCATGAATAGCGCAATGCCTTCAGTAAATCCAGCCTTGCGCAATGACTTCCAATACTCATGCAAGCCAATGCAGTAAGCATCGAGCTTGGAATAGCCTTGATCCTCTAATGCCTTAGTGGGTTTTCTTGCCATAGCACAATGCTACCTGTCAAGCAAGATGTTATAGATCTCATCCACTCGCGTGTTGAGTCTTTTGATCTCGTTCAGCAGATGCGTGATGACATAACCAGCAAGACCACCGAACACACCTAGACTAGCAATGTAGAAAGTGAAGAAGTCCGACTGTGTCACTTCTTCTCAACCTGATCAATGGCAGCTTCAATTGAATCAACCACGATGTCTGCAACAGACTTCTTAGCGCGGTAAGACTTAATCGCTTGGCGTAGAACTGGGATAGCAATGACTCCACAAGCTCCGGCAATGATGATTGATAGATTATCCATTAGATGCTCCTAACATAGGTACTTGAAAAAAAGCACCATCATTGTCAGCTTCTTTCTTAAAGCTAACATGCATGTGCTTAGTGTGTTTGTTAGCCCCTGTGTATTTGCGCCACTTCCAGTTAAGAATGCTGGAGCAGATTCGTCCATCGAAAATGATGTAACTAATACGCTTGTCTGCTTTTGACTTTGATAAGGTACGAAGCTGATCAGCAAGATCTCCCATGATGTCTGGCTTTCCGCCTTTGTGTAGATCTTTGTCCACATCAATGGCGCGAACCCAGCCCTGCTCATCTGGATTATGATCAGACTTGCGAGCAGCGTGTCGGGTATCACCGATCCAACCATCCGATGTGCGGTCACGATCTGGGAACGAGTCATCTATCT